TTAAAGCGCAAGATTAAGCTGATCCCTGCCGTAATGCGAGGCGGGAAAAGCGTCAGACGGAATAAAGTTATCTGGCAATACTTCACGTGGACCGCGCTTTGTGACCAGTTTTTCTACGCTGTTCAGGGTGGTAAAGGTAATGCTGCATTCAAAGTTCTGGCACTGGTGATAATGCCGGACGGTGGTATTACTCAATGGACGACTGGTGCGCGTTTTAGCAACGGCACCGCAGATAGGACACTTGAACATGATGGCCTCCCGGGTGGGAGTTGAACTCATCGTTATTATGGCTGTTATGAGTCTGTTTCTGCAATCCATTCAGGTATTTTCGCTTCAAGCTCCAGCTGCGTTTTAAATCCTCCGTCGTCGATCGAGTGCGTGGCCTTCGCAATTATCCAGTCCTGATTATTAATATCCGTTTTAAATCCCGACACGGTGCCGTGCATTTCCGGGTACAGATCTGCGCGGCCATACGCCAGCGTCATACTAAATTCAGCAGCACCACGTTTGAGTTGTTGCCACTTTGCGGCAGCGGCCCGCTGGGCGGCGGTCTCGCTGCTGTAGGTTGCCCGCAACACAAAAACGTTACCATCTTCACCCGCGATATAATCCCCTTCCTTTGCGCTGCTGCGTGGCTTTTTCTGGGTCTTTTTCTTTCGGGCTTTTACCGTCACTTTTTTCTTTTTGCCGAACTCCAGATCCAGCCAGTACGCCTGCACGCCGGTGTAAGCGTCGCGGTCAGCGATGCGGAACGAATGCCGGTCACCGCTGGAGCGGGTGATCGCAAACTCCGGCAGAGCTTTGCCGTTCGCGCTGACTCCACCACCCGGCAGGATAAACAACAGGCTGCCGTTTTTGACGGTGGCGATAGCCCCCAGTAGGTCGGCCATCCTCGTCAGAAATGACATATCGCTTTCCTGGGTCTGATCAGCGTGATCAATCTCAGCGCTCATCAGCTGTTCGGAGATTACTGGCGTCAGCTTGTAGCGCCGGGCGATGGCCGATACGATGCGCTCAACCGTCACGTCATGCCATGACACCTCGCGCTTAACGTTAAACTCATCCCTGAAATCCGCGCTGCGGGCGGTGATCTCCAGTCTGTCCGGCGGCCCTGAGTGGGCGACCTCGTCAACTGTGTAAACCCCTTTGTAAACCAGCGGCTCGCCCTGCCACCCCAGCGACACCGACAGCTCGGCGCCGCGCGGCGGTAGCTCAATCATCCCGTCGCTGTCGTCGATAGAGATAGTCAGCTCGTCAGCCTCAAAGCCGCGATTGTCCGTCAGCTCCAGTGAGATGATGCGCGGATCCAGCTGCGTCAGCGTCCTACCGCCCATCATGATGCTGAATGCCGGCACGCGCGACAGCTCGGACTGGTATTCCTGGAAGCGCTGAATACCTTGATCCAGCAACGTCTTTGCTTTGTCGATTGTGTCTGTTGTCAGCGCCATATGTATTCCCCCGCCACTGATGGTTTCATGCGCGCGCGATACTGGCGATGGCTTTTTGTTGTGGCGGAATGGTCACAACCCTGAAGACACGACAGCACTGCCTATCCCGGCGAAGATGACCGCGAACTCACTCAACATGATGGCGGTAGAGTATGACCGACAACTTTTTCCACGGGGCGCGCGTCAAGGAAAATACCGACCTCCAGACCGCGATCAATGACATTGATTCAACGGTCATTGGTCTGGTCGCGGTAGCCGAAGACGCCGACCCCATCACTTTCCCACTTAACACTCCGGTGCTTGTGACGCGGGTTATCAGCGTGCTCGGCAAAGCAGGTAAAACCGGTTCGCTCTACAAATCGCTGAAGGCTATTTCCGACCAGGTCAGCACCCGCGTGATCGTTGTACGTGTGGCGAAGGCCGAGGCGGGTGAAAACAAGCCCACGCAGTCGCAGCTGATTATCGGTGGCACCCAGGCAGACGGCAGCTACACCGGCATGTTTGCTTTTCTGACCGCAGAGCAAAAAACCGGGTATCGCCCACGCATTCTCGGCGTGCCGGAGTACGACACTGCCGAAGTGACCGCGCAGCTGCGGGTTATCGCGAAGCAGCTGCGGGCGTTCTCCTACAGCTACTGCCACGGCTGTGACACCATTGCAGAGGCGAAAACCTACCGCGATACGTTTGCAGAGCGTGAAGGTATGCTGATCTGGCCGAACTTCATCGCCTACAATCCGGCGACCGGCGTCAATGAAGAGTTTCCCGCCGTGGCATACGCGCTGGGTCTTCGGGCGCTTATTGACAACGAACAGGGCTGGCATAAGTCGCTGTCTAACGTGCCGGTCAAAAATGTGCTGGGGATCGCGAAGGATGTGTTCTGGGCGTTACAGGCGGAAGACTCCGACGCCAACGAGCTGAACGCCAACGAGATCACCACGCTTATCAAGCGCGACGGCTTCCGTTTCTGGGGCAACCGCACGACGGACACCGAAAAATTTATTTTCGAGGTGTACACACGAACAGCGCAGATCCTGGCTGACAGTATCGCAGAAGCGCAGTTCACCACCGTGGATACTCCGCTGACCCCTGCGAACGTGAAAGACGTGGTGAGCGGGATTAATGCCAAGCTTCAGGCCCTTGTTACTGCTGGCAAGCTGATTGGTGCGGCGTGCTGGTTTGATATCGTCGATAACCCAACCGTTGGTCTGCGGCAGGGTAAAGCCATCGTGCGCTACAACTACAGCCCGGTACCGCCGCTTGAAGACCTGACGATGATCCAGACGTTCACCGATCAATACTATGAACCGGCGTTCGCGTCGCTTGGGGGTGAATAGTGGCTATTCCTAAAAAACTCCGGTTGTTTACCCTCTTTGTTGACGGAGAAAACTTCATCGGGAAAGTGCCGAGCGTGACGCTGCCGAAGTTGACCCGTAAGACCGAAGACTATCAGGGCGGCGGTATGGTCGGCTCGGTGGCTGTCGATTTGGGTCTTGACTCCGGGGCGCTCGATGCGTCGATGGTAGTCGGCGGCGTGGTCGAGACGCTGATCCTGAAATATGGCGGCGATATTGACGAGGTGCGCCTGCGTTTTGCTGGTGAGATTTACAGCGGCGGGACCAGCTCTTTGCTGGAAGTTGAGATGCGCGGCCGCATCACCGAAATCGATCCGGGAGATGCGAAACAGGGTGATGACACCAACCACACCTACGCGATCAAAAATACCTACTACAAAGAGTCGGTAGACGGTAAGCCCCTGCTGGAAATCGACCTGTTGAACTTTATCTACAAGCGCAACGGGCAGAATCTCTACCCGGATCGCATTATGTCAGCGCTGGGCCTCGGCAGCTGATAACCCCTTTGACTCACCTTTAAGGCGGCCACTGTGCCGCCCGGAGAAACTGTTATGTCCGTTATTCTCAGTAAGCCGGTTAAGCGCGGCGATCAGGAAATTATCACCATCACTATTACCGACACCATCAAACAGGCTGGCTCCCTGCGTGGCCTGCGTCTGGTTGATGTGTTGAACTTCGATTTTGATGCGGTCTCCACCCTGCTGACGCGCACCACCAGTCCGCAGCTGACCAGCACCGAAATTGCCACGCTGGCAACCGGTGACTTCACCGCCCTATGTGAAGAGATTACGCCTTTTTTGACAAAACCGGCGCCGTCCGTACCGAACGTGGCGGAGACGGAGAGCGAGTAAGAGAGGCGGTATTTTCTGACGTCGACGACCTGATCGCCGACATCGCAGTTGTATTTCACTGGCCGCCCTCCGAGATGTACGGCATGGAGCTGCGCGAGCTGATGGCCTGGCGCGAGAAGGCGGCCATCAGAAGCGGAAACAATGAACAGGAGGATGACGACGATGGATCTTAGTATTCGCGTTGCGTTCAGTGCAATTGACAAGCTTACCCGCCCGGTCAGCGCCGCCAGTAAAGCTATTGGCGGCCTTTCGGACTCCCTCAAAAAAACACAGTCTTCCATCAAAGACCTGGAAAAAAGCTCGTCGTCTTTCGACAAGCTGCGTTCGCAGGCTAACGATACCGCACAAAAACTCAGAAGCACCCAGCGTGCCTTTGACGGTCTCAACCAGAAGCAGCGCGAAGGCGGCCAGCTCACCGAAGCGCAGACAGCACGGCTTGAAACCCTACGCAACAAGCTCTCGCGCCTGACAGACACCTACAACAAGCAGGCCACCCAACTGCGTGCAGCCGGACAGGCGGTGCGCCAGCATGGCGTTAACCTTAATGCCGGTAGCGGCGCGGTGCAGTCGGCTATCCGGCGAACAGAGCAATACGCGCTGTCTCTTGAACGTGAACGGCAGCGCCTGGCCGCAGTCACACGCGCGCAGGCCAGCTATGAAAAGGCAAAAGACGCCGGCGCCAAACTGCGCGGTGGCGGTACAGCAGCGGTGGCCGGTGCGGCAGCGGCCGGATACGCGGGAGGTAGCTTTCTTGCCCCGGCTGTTGGCTTTGATACCGATATGTCACGGGTTATGGCGCTGACCCGCATGGATAAAAGCGATAGTCGTTTTATCGATCTGCGTGAACAGGCAAAAAAGTTAGGTGCAGAAACGGCATTTTCCAGCAGTGACGCTGCGCAGGGTCAGGCATTTCTGGCAATGGCTGGCTTTACACCCGAGGCAATTAAGGCAGCATTGCCAGGCGTTCTAAATGCCGCAATCGCAGGCGGCGCATTGAGTGGTGATATCTCGCTTGGTGAAACAGCGGATATTTCCGCAAGCGTACTGAATCAATTTCAGTTGAATGCCAGTGAGATGGATCGCGTTGGGGATGTGCTGGTTGGAACATTCACGCGCTCCAGCACCAGCCTGCGCGATCTCGGTGAGACGATGAAATATACCGGCCCAGTAGCTGCGGGTCTTGGCATCAGTCTAGAAAGAACCGCTGCAATGATCGGTGTTCTGGCTAGTAATGGCAAACGCGGTAGTGATGCTGGCACTGCAATTGCCGCCTCACTTACCAACTTGGCCGCACCTTCAACGGCTGCGCAAAAGGCATTAAAGGAGCTTGGTGTATCTATTTCTACTAGCGCCGGAAAAATGCGCCCGATAGAAGATGTACTGAAAGATTTGTACAGATCGCTAAAAAAGTACGGTCAGGTTGACCAGGTTAGCTTTCTGAAAGATATAGCCGGACAGGAGGCGCTGGTTGGTTTGCAGGCGCTGGTTAGATCTGCCGGTGAAGGTGGTCTCCAGAAATTCATTGCTGAACTGAGAAAAGTTCAGGGGGAGTCTGCGGCCACAGCTAAAAAAATGTCAGATAACCTTGGTGGTGACCTCTCCAACCTTAGTAGCGCATGGGAAGGTGTCCGTATTCAGGTTGAGGAAACAACCGATGGCCCATTGCGCAGCTTAGTGCAATGGCTTGACGAAACCATTTCGCGCGTTACGGTGTGGGTTAAGGCTAACCCGCAACTTGCGCAAACTCTCTTGCTTGTTAGTGGTGGAGCTCTAGCTCTTACCGCCGCTATTGGTGCCTTCTCACTTGCTGCGGGAATCTTGATTGGACCTCTGGCGAAAATGCAGCTCGGCTTCATGGTGCTAACTGGTGGTCGCGGCATTCTCGGCACTGTTGCCGCCTTTCGCGCCCTGGGTACTGCCGCTGGCCCTGTGATGACAAGCATGCGCGGCTGGCCCGTCGTCATCTCGGGTATTGCATCCGGTTTCGGGAGAGTCTCCGCCATCCTGCCCGCCATTCGGGCCGGGTTAATGGGTGCGTTTCTGGCGCCCGGTGCGGCGCTGGCGTCTCTGGGTAAAGGCCTGGCTATGTTGATGCTCAGGCTTACCGGCCTTCCTGCGCTCTGGGGGATGATTACCGGCGCGGTATCCGTTCTGGGTGGCGCGCTGTCGTTCCTGCTCAGCCCGATCGGACTGATTGGCGCAGCGTTCGTCGCAGCGGGGCTGCTGATCTGGCGCTATTGGGAGCCTATCAAGGCATTTTTCACAGGATTTTTTGCTGGCGTATGGCAGGCGCTGACGCCGCTCAGAAGTGCTTTTTCTGCACTGGCGCCCGTTTTCTCTGCGCTGGGTAACGGTATTAAGTCTGTGTGGGAGTGGTTCAAAAACCTGCTAACCCCGATGCAGACCAGTAAAGACACGCTGGATAAGTGCGCGTCAGCGGGTGAAACCTTTGGGCGGGTGATGGGGACCGCGCTTAACGTTCTGTTATGGCCGCTCCAGCAATTAATGAACGGTGTCAGTTGGCTTCTTGAAAAACTTGATCTTATTCCAGACGGGATCGAAAGAGCCAGACAGCAGGCAGACAAAGCCCAGCGAGCGCTTGAGGCATCAGCGACCGCGCTGGCCGGTCATCAGCTCCCCCTTGGTCAGGCTACCGTGTCCGGGACTGGCGGTGCTAAGCCGCCGGTTATCACTGGTGATAACGGCACGCTGCGGCGCCTGAATAACATCGCGGATAACACGAAAGCGACGGCTAACAACACGAAGAAGATCGGCCCCGGCGATATTGTCTTTAAAAACCTGCCGCGTGCGCTGGCGCTGCGTGGGCCTTATCAGGAAGCGCGGGTTATTCCGCAGCCTGTGCCGCGCGTTTCCGCTGCTGCGGCCGGCGGTGTGCTGTCGGTACCGACGGCAACGCAGGGGGCGACGTCTGCGCCGGTCGCTGCGGCGTCGGGTGCCGCGCCGTTCTTCCAGTTGGTCTTTAACGACGTCGGTAAGCGATCCGATCAGGAGCTTGAAAAAATGGTTCGCAACGCCGTGCGCGATGCAATGGCCAGCACCCGCAAAACTAACCGTGGTTCGTTCCGCGACCGGGAGTAAGGAGTTTTTTATGATGATGGTATTCGGGATGTTTGTTTTTACGCTGCGCACTGTCCCGTATCAGCAGCTGCGCCACTCACAGGAATGGCGTCACGTTAAAAATGACCGGGTTAACCAGTCGGCGGCGTGGCAGTACATCGGGCCGGGTGACGACACGATTACGCTCGACGGCGTGCTTTACCCGGAAATCACCGGCGGGCGCTGGTCACTGTCGGCGCTGGAGACGATCGGTTTTGCCGGTCGCCCCTGGCCGCTAATCGAGGGTGACGGACAGATTTACGGGATGTACGTGATGACGCGACTGGAGCGGGGAAAAACGGAGTTTGATCGCTACGGCAACCCCAAAAAGATCGAATTCACGATTAGCCTTAGTCGCGCGGATGCAGACTTTCGCGAGAAGCTACAGACGTCGTCGGTCAGTGACATTCTGGATGACCTCAAGACCAGCGCGACGAAGGCGGTTAACTCCGTTTCAAACTCGCTAAACAGCCTGTTTTAACCCACAAAAAAGCCCCTTTCGCAGGGGCTTTTCATTACCGGCAGATACTGCCACTTCTGACTATGGTGGTACCACACCGCCACTTCTGACCGTCCTGCAGCACTGCTATTTTTGACGGTACTCGATACTCACGCCACCCGTGCCCAGCACATCAGCAGGGTATGCGCTTCCACCACGCTGAACGATTTACCTTCGCCCAGATTATCGGTTTTGCCACTTACCGAGTGACCGTGGCCCGGTACCGTGTATTCGTGGTCGTGCGCTCCGTCGTCAGAGGTGTAGTTTCGCGGCCTGCGGCTGTCATTATCAGAGCCGACAATATAATTATTGTCCCAGGCCTCGCCTGGTCCCTCCATGCCGCCTTTGTGTTTGTGAATGCCATTACTGCTGGTTCTTAGCCTCTGCTCCCCCACATCGGAGGTTGAGCCGGTTAGATCAATCTGCACACCAGGCAGGTTAGCGCGCTGGAGCGTAACGGTATCGCTGCCGCCAGTCTGCCCGACGTCCGAGCCGTCCGCTTTGCCGGCGCGGATCGTTTTATTCTCGCCAGTGTAAAGCCACTGCGACCACGGATAACGCTCGTTAGGGTTGACGTTCTGGGCGTAAAACTTCACCGTGCCGACGGGGTTGTCTTCCTCCCAAAATTCGCGTTTTGCTGCTGTGATAGCATCCGAAATGACCTGCTGAATATCGGTATTCAGCGAGCCGACCATCTCATCGGTGTAATCTTTCGCTTCGCTTTTGGCGCGGGTGACTTCTTCCACCGTTGCCACAATAACGGACGGGTCCGCTTTAAGCTCGACGCTGGCGATATTGCTGACGGCCATCCACAGATTGACCGCCTGAAACCGGCCAGCCCCTTCAGCCAGTAAAGGCTTGTACGACTCCGGCATATTTGCCACCGCCAGACAAATGCCATCATCATCGTATAGCGCCGCTTCCCTGAGCCAGAATCCACCCACCTGTGGAGGGATTAGCAGTTCAGCGCGGATGACATTACTTGCCTGGTCTGCAATCGCCAGGCGGTTAAGTCTGGAGCGATACAATTCATTAATCAGCCCGGTCTGTTCATCGGATGGGGTGGGCAATGTGCCACCTCCGTCACCGATTGCCATCTCAGCAAATCCCACGGGAACGCCAGATAGTGCGGCTGCGGCCAGTCTTTCCACTCCTGCGACTGTCAGTATAGCCGTGTATTTCTTAGTCATTTTATTTGCCTTGGTCATTCAGACAGTTATGCCAGCATCTTTAATGCGGGCTCTCTGGCGCAATGTGCTTTTTGCATTGTCTTGTTGGGGGTGGTGTGCTAGCAAAATTACCGCCGCGCAAAAAATCTGGGTTAGCTAAAGTACCCTTTGTTCTTCGTGTAATCATCCGCAATGAGCCCCGCCGTCAGCCGAGTAGAACCGCTCAGATCGTCGAGGCGGGCGCGATAGAAAACGGTGTTCGCCATGCAGTAGCCACGAGACAAATTTCCGAGCACGTACGCGTTAGTGACTGTCGGGATAGCCAGCGGGGTATGCGTCGGCGACGTCCCGATTAACTCTCCGTTCAGATAGAAATTACAGTAGAAATTGTTGAGGTTTTTATCGCGGACGACTTCAACCCCGTACTGGAATGGCAGGCTCTCCCCGACCTTGGCCTTAATTTTGGCCTGCGCTTCTGCCGGGTACGTGACGCGCACGCCGTATACGTAGAGCGAGTTAATCGGCACATCAGTGCCATCGTTCACCTGTCGCACGCCGCCGATTTTAAATGCAGTACTGGCATCATCAGACAAATTTCCCTCGCCTGAGCCTGCGTAGAGCAGCGCCCAGTTCGTATTTGCCGGGTTGATGAGTTTGTCCGCCGGCCATTTCGCCCAAACCGTGTACAGCCAGCGCGTCATATCAGCAGTGGGATACATTGACGACGGTAGTTTTACGCCCAGGTTCTGACCGGTTGCCGAATAAATACCGCCACCGCTACCGTAGTTTTGCGCGTTTGAATTTGCGTCATTAGCATTAATAACGGTCGCGTCGGAAATGTAGTTCAGGTTTTTTAGCTGGTTCAGGTTTTTATACTGAGCCTGATTGCCGCCAGCCCAGCCGGAGGCAAAATCGAAAACACCCCTGGTTTCCGGGACGATGGTCTGGTCGCGATACAGTTTTACACCGGTGCCCAGGGTCAGATTTTTGCGAACCTCAAACGGTCCCGTTACAGTAGTCATTATAACCAACCTTTTTTTGTCAGAAATTGAACGATAAATTCAGCATTTACATCTGCACCGATATGCAGTGCGTTTTCCTGTAAAACCTGAGAGGGGTGCAAATCGTCATAACGCAGGCTGCGCGGTGTCGTGCCGTTAGCCACGTCAGCCACATCATCTGCATAGTTCGGGTTTGCGTGATTGATAAAATTCTGGAGAATATCGACGCCATCTATTTCGCAGTAGTATTCCGGGTACGCACGTTTATATGCCGCGTTTAACGAAAACATCTGTGCACGACCTGCCGTGCCGTTTGTCTGTCCGGCATCTGTAAAATCAGCCAGCACAACAATTCTGGGGAATTTTGATGAGGCTTTAACTTTTTCCACCATCGCTTTCAAATCGGAAATAACCTGCGCAATACCAGCGCTGTTATTTCGTCCTATCCAGAAAATGTTTATGCCCTCTGCATGACGGTCATACGTTGCATACTGCGGTGTAATAATTTGCCCGGTATCGAGATTTGTCAGGGCCTCCTGGGTCTGCGGTATCCATGTCAGCGTTTCAGCAGCCGGAACCGCAATTTCTGCCCCGGCGGCATAGCGGGTGATTTTCAATGTGTTGTCTGCGTACCAGTTAACCCAGAGTTTTTGACCACGGAGAAATCCCTGTCCGTTCAGAGCGTAGTTTTTCGCCCCCAGCTCAAGCGGGCCGGGTGATGACGGCGTGACCTGGACGGCATCCGTTGTTGCCGGTATTTTCCCCGTTAACGGCCACACCTCAATTCGCTGCCCCCCTTGCCGCAGCGCCGCTCCCTTGCTTGTGATGTTGCTCCGGCCGAAATTCCACACCAGTTTCCCTGTCAGCTGGTACAGACGGTTAGCCATTCGGGGGTTTTGCAGAAACGAATGCCCCCACAGTGTGATAATGTCTCGCGGGAATACCGGATGCGGGTCGAAAGCGACCTTTTTCGTAAACCAGAGCCCGCCCTTAACGCCGGCGTCAACATCACTCTGCCATTGCACTTCATCGCCGCTATCCCGGACATTCGTCACGTTTGCGTTGTCATGAGTCAACTGCGTTTCAGCGCCATGCGCGTCAAATTTAAACAGCTGACTGTATGCGCCCACCGGGCGGGCGTAATAAACGTCACTCCGCCATGCTTCAGTTAACAGCCGGTCGCCATCTGTAACAAACATATCGGCACTCGCATCAGCATACCGGTATCCCGACCGCTCAAATTCTGCAGACAGGCGAATTTCCCTGCTCCCCTCCTGTGCATTTCCGTCCGTTGTTTTCCCGGCCATAACAAATCTGTCCTCTGAAATAACTGCGTTGATAAAACCACTGCGGGCAAACTCGATCGATTCAATAACCCCGACAGAGTCAGAAATGACAGGGATATAGATTTCCGAATCCGCCCTGACTGCCGACAAAATAAATCGGTCGGCTGAAATAACAGCTGACAGATACCCGGACCGCAAAAACTCAATCGGGTCTGTAAATGCCAGTTCATGAGTAATGCCGTTTAATGCATCAATATTTAATCCTGGAAAATTAAGCTCAGGAACATAAAAAGAGCCGTCGTATCTGACTGCGTTGATAATGAAATAGTCATCAGAAATAATGGCTGACGCGAATCCCGAGCGTAGAAATTCATCACCGGGGGAGTAAATAACAGCGTCCGTCAATGGCGTTAGCAGAGACCCGTTTAAAATCGTGCGACCGGTAGGCTCAAGTGTTCCGCCATTGTTAGTGAATTCATCAGAGAGTGTATTATCCGATACGTTTGTAATCCAGCACGCGGCACCGTCCAAGACGTTCCCAGCAGCGACATCATTTTGCGCAATTTCTTCGCTTGGATACTCCCGGATATTATTAGTTATTGAACCACGACCAATGAGCGCAGTGAGAGCTACGGCTATTCCGGCATTATTAAGATAATAAATGAACGCAAGGTTATCATTTACGCTCTGAGCAACGCGAAACATTTTCCCTGCTGGAGTATTAGCGAGCCCGGAAATTGTACCATCCGGATCTGACTCTGATTTATAAAAAGTAAACTCCCGATAATCATCCGCTGATTCTATTATCGTCTTTAGCCACCTTGTGCGATTTGCCAACTGTTTCGCCTGGATGTTGGCGACGCCACCTAAACCGCCTTCAACCTTATCATTCCTGGCGATTTGATATATATGATCATCCCACTTGATTGCTTCTGAAATATTCATATTACTTTCCTGAAAAATATACTTCGCCGACGAAATATTGTTGTGCATCGTAGTGAATGCTGTCATCTGGCTCATATCCTGGCGGATAAACACTGGTGGCATCTCCGTCAAGTAAGGTCAGCCCTACCCAGGCGCTTCCTCGCGAGCTGGTCGATGTAGTCATTAGTGATAAGTGCCTGCTGACCGGCTTTGCATCAGCAATCAGGCGGTTTAATTCGTCCAGGGTTTTCGGGGTCAGCCCAACCTCGTTAACGTCCACCTCAAGCCGAAAAGTGCCCGGCTCGTCGCCGACGTCGAACCACTCCGCGAACGTCGCTGAAAACCCCATATCTTCGATCACCCGACGCACAGCGGCGCGAGTGCCCTTCCGGCGATGCAGCCAGTAGGACCGCTGGATAGCAGTGATTTTTTTAGCGGCGGGCCAGTCCTTATCCCAGCGATCGACAGACAGCGCCCAGGCAAGATATGGCAGTAAATCAACCGGGCAGGCGGTCGGCGTCCAGAGCGTGCGGATAGCTACTGTTATCCCGGATAGCTTCGCCGTGGCGGCCTCTGCGCTACGCATCCACGCGGTGGCTGACGGAGAGAGAAGCGTATTATTCATCAGTCCCGCCGTTCTCGATGCGGTAGCCGATGTTGCGGGCCGCCTGGATATCGCTAATCTTGATATCGACTGCCGGTGAATTAACCTTTACGCGCTGTACACCCTGAACATGTACCGCCGCTGATATGGCGGAACGCGCCACGTCGCGGCTGATCTTCTTGTCGTTTTGCTTCAACAGCTTTTGCAGCGAGGCGTCAGCAGCGTTGATAATCGGCTCTGATTCCGGCCCTGGGTACAGGTAGAGCGTGATGTCGATTTCATAATCCACGATCTCAGCGCTGCGCACCATGACCCGATCACCCAAGGGGCGCGCCTCTTCATCGTTTACCGCCTCGGCCACAGCAGCCAACAGCTCTGGTGAAGCGGTACCGTCGCCCTCAGTAGACAACACCGCAACAACCACCTCCGCTGGCGCCGGGCTGGAAGCTCTGGCATCAGCGACTTTACCGCTGGCACTGCGCGCGAAATATTCATAGGCCGCCGATGGCCCGGCCACGCTCATCCCTTCGAAGGCCGCCTGCGCGCGCAGGCGCAGCGCTTCATCGCTTTCCGTCACCGCGTCGGCAGTGTCAGTCGCCGCCGTGATGGTGAGGCGTTCCGTGTCCAGGTTGGCCGCAATATTGTCCAGATCGTCGCCGGTCGCGTGACTGAGCATGCAGGCCGCTGCCCCTTCGTTGATGCGCTGGCGCAACAGTAGTTCTCGGTATGCCATAGCCTGAGCGATGATATTCAGCGGTTCCGACTCCAGGCCCAGCGCAGCGGCAACCGCTGCCTGTTGATCTGCAGGAAATGCCGCCACCATCACCGCTTTCACCTCGGCGAGGATGGTTTCGAAGTCGAGCGCCTCAATAATGGTCGGCTGCGGCAGCTGCGAGAGGTCAATTGTTGGCATTGGTATTCCCCTTTAACGTCACCGCATGGGTGCTCTTTTCCATGGTTTCGGTCAGCATGCCGGACATCTCGGCAGTCACGGCGCCACTAGCGGAGTACGTGATATTGATGGCATTCAGCACAATCCGCGGCTCCCACGCCGCCAGCGCTATCACCGCCGCGCTCATCAGTTGCAGGCGAGTGACGTCGTTCTGCGGGCTGTCGATAAGGTCAGGGCACAGCGAGCCGTAGTTACGGCGCATCAGGCGACTACCTACCGGCGTCAGCAGAATATCGCTGACCGACTGCCACACATGATCTTCATCGGTCAGGGTGCCCGTGCCGGCAGCATTCATTCCGCGATAGCGCTCGGTCATTGCGTCCCCTCCGTCCAGCTTCCGCCACTTTCGACGCCGCCGTGACTATGGTTATCCACCTGTACGCCGTTAGACGTGAACGCCCCATCTGTGTGGGTGATATCGCCGTGCATCTCACCGCCTTCGGTGACGTTCAGGTTTTTGGTGGTCAGCAGGTTGGTGCACTCCACCTCCGGCGTATCCAGTGTGATTTTGACTGACGCCTCAACCACGGCAGACTTAACGCCTCTCACCTGCAATGCGCCCGCCTCCGCGTCATAGCGAAACGTCGCACCGTCCGGGGCCGTCACCACCATCTCGTTACGCGATGCGCCCGGCGCCGGGTTGTCGTCGCTGTACAGGCTGCCGCCGATAAAGGCGACGTCGGTATTGCCGCCCAGGCACAGGAACCAGACCTGCTCACCGATGGCTGGCGGTACCCAGACCTTAAACACCCCGGCGCGCTGCGCCGTCCAGCGCATCCAGGTGGTCTCCAGTCCGCCGCTCTGTACACGAACGCGCCATTTGCTCTCATCGATCTCCGTCACCGTGCCGGTGCGCACGACGTTCTCCAGCAGGCGGATCAGCTCGGCGAAATCCATTAACGCACCCCCAGCGAGTCGATCACCTGACGGGCTATCGCCATGCGGTCGGCCTTGCTCAGCCCCAGCAGCTCGCGGCGCGGATAGGTTGCCATTGCCCCGCTGCTGTTGACTTTGTCGCGCAGGCCGAACTGATGGACGCGGGCGATACGTGCGGCCACGCCAGAAAAGCCCACCTCTGCACCGTCTGGTGTGGCGCTGGCCTTGAGAAAGCGCGCGGTACGCAGACGGCGAAACATTTGTTCTCGTTTGGTGGTATTCCGACTGGCTGGCCGGAAGCTGATATCGAGGTAACGTTCAATATCTTCTCGATAGAACGAGCGCATATTCCCTCTGTCGATATCAAAGCCTGTCAGCATGCGCCCGTGGCGTCCGCGAGTGGCCCGCCAGTTGCGCAGTTGTCGGGTTTCCCCTTGCCAGATAAAACGCATGCCCGCCTGCGCGCGCAGCATCCGCTGCTTGCGTTGCGGGTACTTCGACCCGTCCGGCGCCTCTTGTCTGCCGATGCGCTGGCTCTGACTCCGGCGTAGCATGGTGCCGATACTGCGGGCGGTACGCTGGCGCCCGGACGGAGACATACCCGCCAGGATGGTCGCAAAGACCTCGTCAAGCTGATGAAACAGTGCGTCGTTATTACTCATGCCAGCGCGCCCCCGGACTCCGGATCAAAGACCGTCTCCCACTCGCCACCGTTGAAGCGCGGGCGCTGCTCGGCCAGATGCTCCGCCTTCGGTGTGCCGCTTTCGCTGGTCATCATGACGCGCTCCCAGACCGGCACTTTAAACAGAATGTCGGCGACGTCGTCGTTGACAATATCGGCGTCAAACTCCACCTTGCGGTTATTGTCGGGATTCAGCAGCAGATCAGGCTGCTGCTGCCAGACCCACGCCAGCAGTGGCAACATGAGATCATCGATTTGACCGGGGAAATCCATCGCCAGTGCCTGAATGGTGTAGTGGTACATGAACGACGCTTCGCCGGTCGCCTCGATCTGGATATGGCCCTTCTCCACCCAGACAGTGATCAGTTCAGGGTTGGCCTTACACCAGGTGTTACCGGCAATCAGCGCAGCGCGCAGCAGTTCAGCTTTTTTCACTTTATCCCCCTGGCAATACGCCGTAGTTCCAGCTCACGGATCCCCGCTTTATCGGCGTTGCAGGTATCCAGCGCGTCAAGTAATGAATCCGTCCAGACAGCTAACCCGCCCCACGTCATCGGTCTGGCCGGTGGAGGTGGAACGTCAGTTTTTGCCGTCAGGCTTTCGGGCAAGGGCTCCTGAATAATCTTCGGCGGCGACTTCTTCGGCTCGCTGGTACAGGCTGTCAGCGCCAGCAGCAGGCACAGGAGCAACGGCGCAGCCGTTACCGGCCAGTGCGGTTTTGATGTTTTCACGTCGGTGCTCTCCTGCTGTGTTGCGCTGCTGGTTTAGTTTCTTCAGTCCGGCTTCCACCTGGCTGACGTCCTGGCGTAGCGCCCTGACCTCGGTCAGCACGTCGCCAGTCTGTTTCAGTTGTTCCCGGGTGCTGGTCAGTGATCGCTCTGCCTGTTCGCGTTTGTGGCTTTGCCACGCAAGGCCACTGACGGCGGCAATCAGCAGGGCAAACATCACGATGGCAAGAATGGCTATCGCTTTCATTTCGCCCCCTTTAGTGCCGGGTCGGATAAGCACCAGGCCTTAAACTCTTCCCGGCGGTTGACCAGCCCTTGCAGGCGCTTACCGCCGGAGTTCACAAAGTCCGTCAGTCGCTCACAGACTCCCTTCCAGTTGCCCGCCTGCGCGTGGTGCCAGAGGGTGGTTCGCACCTTCTGTCCCTTGCTGTTGGTGTACCAGCCCAGACCGGTGCAGCCGACGTTAAAGTTGCCGTCGGTCATGCTTTCGAAAACCTTCTGCGGTGCAGCGGCGCCGTTAAACTCGCGGTTCGTGCATTTTTCGGCGCGCATCAGATCGTTAACCCAGCGCTCGGCGATCTCGCCCTCGGCATACTGGCGGTTCTCCACCTTCGAGGTGGATCCGATACCCACCGTCAGCACGCCCGCCGGGCAGTAGTACGGGGTCTTTCGGCAGTCCTCGTACTTCGCCATCTTCAGCTGTGCTTCCGGGCTGGTTCGCAGCGCCTGCGGCCACAGCGTGGCGGCGAGCGAGATAATTGCGGCGATAGAGCAGGCAATAACTCCCTTTTTCATCGCTGCGCTCCCCGGATGCTGCGGATCAGTTCCTTCACGTCCTGGCGGTTCTCGGTATCGTCGCGGATGGCGTCGATCAGTTCGTTCAGCAGCGTGTTATTGGTCTCCTGAATGCGCGCCATGCGGCGGCGATGCAGCTCACCGAACACAGCGGCTGCAATACCGATCAGCACGCCGATGGCGGCTAGCCAGTCCTTTTGCGTCATTACGCCGATGCTGGTCAGCAGCGTCGACCAGGAGTACGTCACGCCATTCCAGATGCGGTTGATTAAGTCCATAGCTGCACGGTCTCCTGTGTCGCGGTGGCGCTGATTTCGGGCAGTTCCACCACCTGGCCGGCGTCGAGAAATATCTGACCGGCCAGCGCTTTGTTAGCAGCCAGCACTATCTCTGTCACACCCTGCGTGGTGCCGTAGTGCCGCTGGCACAGCAAATCCACGGTATCGCCCTGCAATGCCTTCACTTTCATCAGAACGCCTCCGCTGTATTGCGCACGGTGCCGCGAATGTCGGATATGGCCCAGCGCGCATCGCGCCACATATCATCAGCTTGCGACGCCAGCGCAACGGCGCGCTTCTCGCCCACGTCGCCGGTGGTGTCCACGTCCCGGTTCGTGCCCAGGATGTGGGCGCGGGCGATGCTGAATACCGCGCGGCGGTAGCGATGAACCTTTACGCTCTCGCTGTTCACCTTGACCGCCGGGACGTCGTCAAGTCGGGTGTAACCCGCTGCCAGCTGAACGGCCTGCCAGCCAGCGAGCTGTTCGAGGGTATGAGACACGCCTTCGATAACGGCCTGTTTCAGGCGCGAGGTGGTCACCGCGCCATTAATGCGCATCTCCTTGCGCACATCGCTCAGGGCGATTTCCGGCCAGAACTCCCCGGCAGTGACTTTCTCGCCACCGTCGTCAGTGTCCGGCACATCCTCCGCAGAGGGGATAACAGTGCGACCGGCTACAAGGCTCATCGCGTCGTCTCCTGAATAGGTGGCGGTGAGCGGACGGAGAAAAGAAAACGCAATGCGTTGCAGATCTCCGCCCGCGCCGCCAGCGCACGGGGCGCAAGTCGGTTATTTTTTGGCGGCAGGTGTCTTTTTCGTTGTTGTTCTGCGCGCTGCCGGTTTACGGGTTGTGCTTTTACGGGTGGTTTTGGTCGCAGTGGTGCTGGCCGCTACCACCAGATCTGACGATGCTGCATCTGCACCTGCGCTGTCCGCGGCGGTATCGCCGCCAGCATCGCCAGTACCTTCTGCGCTATCACCGCCCTCGGTACCATCAGCATCGCTGCCCCCACCGGCGCCCGTCTCTGCGGCGGCTTTTTTCACCACGCGGGCAAGGCGCTCAATCTCTTTTTTCACCCCGGCACCCGCATCCAGCGTCAGCGCCTGGCGCAACAGTGCCAGCGCAGTGGTCTGTTCTTCGGTTGTACCGTTACGCAGCGCAAAAGCGCGCGCTTTGCAGAGCTTGGCGCGGACCACGTCGGGCATATCACTGTCGGCGGTAAAGTCCGCGACGTCATCGAGCACCGTCAGATACGGCGTGACGTCGGTAGTGTCATTCGCCTTGACCTGCACCAGGATCGGATCGCAAATCTCATCGACCAGAACGGTTGCGGCGGTACGGTTGAAGCGGTCAGGCATCAGCAGGCCATGCACGACGACATAGCGACCGATGCGGACGGCCAGCACATAATCACCGGCATCGATTGCCCACACCATCAGGGTGACAATCACCTCATCCTGTCGGCCGCTGTCGCCGTCGAGCGTGCCTTCGATCCAGCCCTCGTAATGCGGCAGCAACTGGCGTTTCATCGCCGCTTTTGCCTGGTCAGACTGCACTCGCTTTAATGCACTCTGATCCATGCGCAGCCGGTGCATGATTTGCTCGTGCGCTGTCCGCGCCGTATCCGACTGCTCGTCGGTTTTGCCATGACGTTCAGCCATGACGCGTTGAAAGTGTTTTTGTGCCGGTGTCAGCATTGCCTTATTCCCGAATAACGGCGGGCCGGGACCCGCCCTGTGCGTGATTACTGCCCGCCTGCCGGTGCTTCGGCAAAGGTGATGCCGTCGATAAAGGCCACGGCGCCGTGGTCTTCAACGATGAAGTCATCGTTCGAGGACTGGTACGTTGCCACGCGGTTGTATTCCGGCTCCTCTTTGATCGCCCGGCGCAGACCGCCGCGCTGGTAGTAGATCGAGAGGTTTTTAAGCGGCGTGATGAGGATGGCGTTACCCGGCATGTAAGGCGCGATAAAGGTCGGCATATTGCCTACGCGTTCCTGCGAAACAATCAGCTGACCGGCCAACATTTCGGTATTCGGGTTGGTCTGGCTCATGGCATTGATGGTCGGGAAATTGCTGGTTGTCAGCAGATCGCTGGACAAAATCACCACGTTGTCGGGGTTGCGTTTGTGCCATTCGTCCATGAGGCTGTTTTTGGCGTCATAGACTGCGGCCGCCACGTTGCCGTAGGTGCCTTTGGCGGCGATTTTATTTTCCTGATCGCGCGACGTGATCGTGACGCCGGTAATACGGCGATGCGGTGCTTCATCACGAATTTTTTGCAGCCATCCCGTACCGCAGTCCTGTAACAGCGGATTAGCGGCGCGGTCTGACGGATCGCTATATTTGATGCCGTTGAAGCCGATCATAATGCGGTCGAGCGACATCTGACGCGCCATCGCCGTGCTAATCAATGGCTGGAAATTTGGTTGATGCGCCCATGCATCCATCTGCGCGTAACTGATGGCGTAGTCGTAGTTAGTCTTACGGCACAGATAGTTATACGGGTCCATCTTATCGTTAGCGCCCGGATTGCGACGATTGATGGTGCTGTTGTTGACGCCTGCCAGCGGGCCTTTGCTGCCAATAAGGATTTTCTGGCCGATCTGCTCGTCAACGCCAAAGATGTTAATCAGTTTCAGGAAAGCATCATCCTGCTGCGCGGCAGCCTCAAGGCGCTGCTGCACGGCGGGATCAACGCTGAATTGCGCCGCGACGGCGGCGGCGGTAACGCCGTTCAGCTGCGCCTGGCGGGCAACATAACCGTCAAAGTGCCTGCGGGTGGAGTTTCTCATGTGCGGGTTCTCTCGTTATGGATATCAGTAATCAGCGAGCTGCGCGTTAGCGCCGCCGTTCGCTGGCTGGCGCTGACTGAAATTGCCGTCAGTGCCTTCCAGCTGCTGACGCAGTACAGCAAGGTCGGTAGTCAGCTTCTGGATGTCGGCCTTGTCCTGCTGGCGCTCCTGTTCGGCAGTGCTGAACTGCTCCCCGAGATCAACCTGAGACTGCGCCACCGCTTCAACGGCCTGATGCACCTGAGTGAAGCGCTGATCGTCGGTTTTCTGGCCCTTACCGAGGATGCTCATTACGCGGGAAAACCACTCCTTCCCGGAGTCATTGCGGTTCTGATTTTCCTGCATCAGTTCGGCCTCAAAAGAGGTGGTAAACAAGGTGACTTCAGCATCCTGCGAACTAAAGCGCATGATCTCGGCGCGCTTTTCAGCGGTGAATTTCAGCTTGTCGGTACCCAGGCTTGCCGGGGTGTCGGTCATCGCCAGCCCCATGAGATACGGGCCTTTCGTCAGGGGGAAGTTGGGGTGCATTTCAATGCTGGAATAGATCTTTTTGCCGTCAGCAATCATGTCCTTCATGCGCTGAGCGGGTTCGATCTCTGCGAAGAGATGCGCTTCACCAGCTAGCGGCCCCTCGTTGATATCCTCGGCGGACAGAGCGGCAACATCCCCCATCGCGCTGAATACGCTGTCAGGGAACGGAGAAAGAAAATGCTCGATGTTGACGCGGGCGCCATAGACTGCCGGGTTATACGCTGCCGCCATCGCATGAAGTTGGGCGCGGGTAACATTGCGGCCATCGACCGTTGTTCCGGACGTCATGACCTTAAATTTCTTGCGGGTGGTTGCCTGATTAGCCATGTTCTTTTGCTCATCTGGTTGAGTTCCCGGTGATGATGGCAGGGGGTGGCGCACGCTCTCAACGCGTTGTTGTTGTGAGGGTTCCGCCACAACCAAAAGCGGGCGAAAGGGCGCGCGCGCGCGGGTTAATCTCCCCGGCAGGAAGCGAGGAGGATTAATGGCGATTGAAGAAGCATTCATCATGCAACGGGCGCGACAGCTCTACTGGCAGGGGTACCCGCCAGCGGAAATCGCGCGCCTGATGGGTATCAACCCTAACACGGTGTACTCGTGGAAAAAGCGCGATGAATGGGACACTACGCCACCGATCCAGCGCGTCACGACGTCCATTGATGCCCGACTGATCCAGCTTACCGGCAAGGACAAAAAGAGTGGCGGCGACTTCAAGGAAATTGACCTGCTGACCCGGCAGCTCAAAAAGCTGGACAACGGGACGCCTGCGACGCAGCCGAAGAAAAAGATCCGCAAGAAACAGAATTTCTTTTCAGAGGCGCAGATCTCCGCGCTGCGGGCCAACATTATCGACTCGCTGCACTGGCATCAGAAAGGCTGGTATGAGAACCACCACCACCGCAACCGGGCCATCCTGAAAAGCCGGCAGGTTGGCGCAACCTGGTACTTTGCCCGCGAGGCGCTGTTGCGCGCGCTGTCTGATGATGTGAAGTACAAGCACCAGCTCAACCAGATCTTCCTGTCGGCGAGCCGTCGCCAGGCGTACCAGTTTCGCAGCTTCATTCGCGCCGCTGCCGCTGAGGTTGATGTTGAGCTGAAGGGCGGCGACATGATCCAACTGTTCAACGGCGCGGAGCTGCACTTTCTCGGCACGTCTGCAGCAACCGCGCAGTCCTATACCGGCAACCTGTACTTTGACGAATTTTTCTGGGTCGGGCAGTTCGCCAACCTGAAGAAAGTGGCCGGTGCAATGGCGACGCTGAAGGGACTGACACGCACCTACTTCTCCACCCCGTCAGCAGAGAGTCACGAAGCCTACCCTTTCTGGTCGGGTGAAGCCTTCAATAAAGGCCGCAGCCACGGTAAGCGCGTGGAGTTCGACACGTCCTGGAAAACACTGAACAGCGGTTTGATGTGCCCGGATAAAATCTGGCGCCAGATCGTCACGTTGCAGGATGCCGTCGATAACGGCTGGGATCTCACTGACATTGACGAAATCCGGGAGGAAAACAGCCCGGAAGAGTATGACAACCTCTACGCCTGCACCTTCATCAAGAACGGCGAAACGGCCTTTGACTACAACATGTTGCTGAGCTGCGGCGCGGACGGCTACGACGAGTGGCCGGACTGGAAGCCCTACGCCATGCGGCCAATGGCAGATCGCCCGGTCTGGATTGGCTACGACCCCAACGGGGCCAGCGGCAAAGGCGACAGCGGGGCTATCTCTGTTAATGCGGCGCCACTGATCCCCGGCGGCAAGTTCCGCACCATCGAGACCATTCGCGTGCGCGGCATGGAGTTTGAGGCGCAGGCTGCCATGATCATCAACATGCTCACGCGCTATAACGTGCAGCACATCGGTATTGACGGCAGCGGCATTGGCGAAGCGGTGTACCAGCTCGTGAAGAAACGCTTTCCGGCGGCGGTGTGCTACCAGTTCTCGCCAGCCAGCAAGCGCATGCTGGTACTGAAGATGCTGCAACTGATCCGCGCTGGCCGCTGGGAGTATGACCGCGGCGAATATGACCTGATCACCGCTTTCTGTGCCGTGCGCAAAGTGGTCACGCCCGGCGGCGTCATCACCTACGATACCGACCGCGCCCGTGGTGTGAGTCACGGCGACCTCGCCTGGGCTACCATGCTCGCCACCGTTAACGAGCCGCTGGGTCAGGAAGGCGGCAACACTATGACTGTTATGGAGTACTGATGAGCAGACGAAAATCCCCGCGCGGCAGGCAGTATGCCCGAGAGCAAGCAGACCTCGCCGACGCACTGAAGTCGGCGCCGGGCCTGAGCGCGTTCACGTTTGATGGCCCGTGGCCGGTGACTGGTGCTCATGACCTGCTGGATAACATGTACTGTGCCAACAATGGCCGGTACTACGAGACGCCGATCAGCTGGTACGGACTGGCCCGCCAGTTTGGGTATGCGAGCTGGCACCAGTCGGCCCTGTTCTTCAAGAGAAACGTACTGGCCGGGTGTTTCATCCCGCACAGGCTACTGTCTCGTCAGGCGTTCTCGGCCTTTGCGCTCGACTGGTTTGTGTTCGGTAACGCGTACCTTGAGATGCGCCGCAACCGCCTGAACGGACCGATGGGCTTTCGTAACTCGCTGGCGAAATACACCCGGCGCGGCTCTGACCTCGACACGTACTGGTTTATTCAGTCAGGCCTGACCGATCATCAGTTCGATACGGGTTCGGTGTGTCACGTTATCAACCCGGATATTCACCAGGAGATCTACGGCATGCCAGAGTATTTCGCTGGCCTGTTGTCGGCTAACCTGGCCCACTCCGCCGACAAGTTCCGCAAGCTCTACTACGACAACGGGTCGCACGCTGGCTGTATTGTCTACGTCAGCAGCGCAGTGGCTGACGGCGAGAGTCTGGAGAACCTGAAGAAGACATTGACCGATACCCGACGCGGCGGGGCATTTAAAAACATTCTGCTGAGTGCGCCAGGCGTCGGCAAAGACGCGGTGCAGATCCTGCCGTTCAGTCAGATATCGGCGAAGGATGAGTTTGTCGGGGTAAAGTCCTCTACGCGTGACGACATGCTTGCGGCTCACCGCGTGCCGCCGCAGCTGATGGGTGCCATCCCGGAAGGCAATGGATCATTCGGCGACGTCGAGAAGGCGGCGCGAGTATTCGCGGTCAACGAGCTGACGCCAGTGATGGAAGCGATGAAGCATGTTAATGACTGGCTGGGCGAAGAGGTGATCCGCTTCAACCCTTACGCCCTGCTGGAAACCCCGAAGTGATCTGAAGGTACCGCACTGCTATTCCCGGCGGTGCGGTACCGACCTGCAGCACCACCATTCCCGGCCATGTCGGCCAACCTGCAAAACCTCAACGCCCTATCCCCAACCAGACGCAGCCAGCGCCATTCTGCGGGCCGATCACGCCATCGCGGGCCGAATGCACCGTGTCGGTGCGCGCCCGGCAGGCGGCTTTTGGCGAGGTATGCCGACCCCTTCCCTACCCCCAAAGCGCGCGCTTGCTCCCCCGCCTCGCCTGCGCGCTAAACATGCGTCTTTTTGTGCACTTTGTGCGGACCGCCCAGGCCCCGCCAGTACTGGTGCGAGGTGGCAATCTTGCTATCAAAAAAATTGTGCAAAATTGTGCGTATTTGTGCAAAAACAATCGCCGAAAATTTGACTGGTTCTTAGAGCTAAGGTACCTTTACGCCAGTAGCAATTAAAAGGCGATTAAAATACGTTTATAAGGCATTTAAAAGCCATTTAAACGCCGTTTTAAAACCCCATATTTAATGGAAGGCTTTAAGACAGACTTAGCGCCCGCAATCTGGAGGTAAGGTTATGTGCAATTTATTTGATGAGTTTGACGGCTTCTAAGCTGAACTAACCTCTATGAGGCGGGGAATTGAAACCCCGCCTTTTTTATGGATGAAAGACAATGGTCTTAGACACAACGACTCTGCAGATCATCAGTAACGCGATCGTCCTTCTTGGTGTGCTGGTTGCAATCGGCACAATCATCTACAATGTTCGCACTGCAAAGAAAACCCAAACTGCTAATTTTCTGTTCGAAAGCCGACAGGATGAGCGATACACCGAATCCCTGCACACTCTCAAGCAAGTTCACCGCTCTGGCAAATCATTCCGTTCCTACGTATTTCCAGCGGAGGGTAGCGCGATCACGGAAGACGAGATGCTTGAGCGCCGCAAGCTTCAGTACATTTTGAACTTTTACGAAAGGGTCGCCGTCAGTATCCGTGAGGGTATTTATAATGAAAAAATGATTAAGCGAACATCCTACACTACTGTGATTGAGACTTACGATATCGCTGAGCCATTGATCAAGGCCATCAGAGAGCACATCAAATCAGAGACCACATATCAAGAATTCGAATGGCTGGTTAAGCGCTGGAAGGCCAAGCCACTCAAGAAAAACAGGTAACTTAAAGCCGCTGAATCAGCGGCTTTTTATTAGTCCGTGTCGACCTCGCCGAGCGCCACCATGATTGCCAGGCGCTCAGCTGCCGGTAGAGCCGCAAATTTCTCCTTCCAGCGTTGCGCTTTTCGCTTAATACGATAGCGATCGTTGTAGTCTTTCCCGGCGAACGTATGCGAGTACGCGGCACCCTCCGGGTAGTTCATCCAGATTTTCTCTGTACGCACACCGCCGCGCGTCATGGCCTGAAACTCTTTGCTGCGCCAGCCCGATAAGGCGTTGTCATAAACCGAAGAGGGATAGCCCGACACGATTACGCTCACGTTTTCCGGCATTGAGCAGAGTAATCCCAGCAGTCGGTAATGATCGCCAACGGTGTACTCATGCCGATAGCGCGCGGAGCTGGAGCGCGTTTCATGGAGATAAGGCGGATCGGAATAAATTAAGACGCGGCCGGCAGAGGTGTAATCAAAACACCGCAAAAACTCGACGGCATCGCCAACATCGATAAACAGTGTGTCCGCCAGTCTATCCAGAAAATCAGGGTTGCCCTGGTTGAAAGCCTCGATAGTTTGCGGATCGATATCAATCCCCCAGTTCTGCCTTGCCGGTGGCTTTCGCAGCATCACCGCGCCGCCGCCCAGGTGCGTTTCAATGTAGGTATCATGCGGCGGCATTTCGGCGATGATTTTTTGATAAACCCCGCTTGCCGCCTTGCTTCCCAGATAACTCATATCCCCTGACTCCCTAAAAAAATAGAGCTGCAGCACCGCCAAAAATGACGGTGCTCGATAGAATGGCCAGCACGGTCAAAAGTGACCGTGCTTTCCTGAATAATCAGAGAGCTGTACCCGCAGCCCTTCAATAACATCGGGCGCATACTCCCATTTTCCATCTGGTGCAATCATGGCTCCCGCGGAGATGCCGGAAGCCGGATCACGGAAAATTGCCAATCCAAGCGGGTGAAGAATTTCGGCGTTAATGCGGACAATAAGACCGAGCGCTGACAGTTCATTCCAGTCCAGCCAGTCACAGCCGCCGATGGTTTCACGCCCTGCCGGGACGGCTGGCAGGGCCAGCGCCGGGCGCGCCTTTTCGGATTCTGGTGCTGGCGCGCAATGGCGATCGTAATATTCGATAATCTGGAGGGCGACGGCGGCGATCTGCACCATCTCTTCGCGCGCCGTTCCCGATTTATGGCCGCCAAATTCATCATGCAAAATTGCCTGGCTGAACTCCCCAACCTCTTCGCTAAGGATGACTTGCCAGGTGAACGGATGCTGATCGCGGTCAGCTCCCCATTTTTTATCCTGCCGGTTCATTTCGGCGATAACTGACCCGATGGCTTTAGTGCTGAAATGCTTCATGTTTACCTCTCGTTTTTCCGTTTAGCTGCTTTCTTCCAGCGCGTGACCAGGTCACGCACTGCCATATATTCGGAAGTTGGTTTATCTCTCTCGCCGGCGCGCCACACCTTCACCTCGCGCAACCGGCCATTGTCCGCCGCAAGCAGGCCACCACCGTGGCGAACGCGGGCGCCGCCAGCGACTGATCGCACAATCTCATCACTGACAAAAATCCGGCAGCTACGCAGCTGCGCGCCGATGCTGGCGATCGCCTCTTTGGAGATGCCGTTCTTTTGCGTCGCTTCCTGTTGCTGCGCCTGGCGCATTGCGGCTTCGGCCTTTTTCTTCTGATATTCCGCAACCGCGGCGGCGTAGTTATCCGCGCGCCGCCCTGCCTCGATCCGCAGCTGCTCGCGCCAGCGCCGCTCCGCCTCTTCCGGCGTCAGGCCTATATCTTTCGCGGCGGTGACTTTTGGCCCCCACGTCAGTGCGGTTTCGTCATCAATCGACGTGCGCAGGCCGCGCGCTGTACGCATGAAGGCTTGATCTGAGCTTTCCCGGGTGGATTTTCTGAGCCTGCTGGTGATTTCCTGTCTTTGCTGACGTGAATATCGCTTCAAAACATCGATATTCAGCGGAAGTTCTGTCACTGAACTGTCGTCGGGCGCGGTTTTATCAGCTGACACCGCCGTTTCTGACGGTGGTTTTTCGTCCGATTCAGCGCGGCCCGTACAGTTATTGACAGAACTCCGAGGGGCCGCTGCGCGGCCTTCTAAGGTCAAATTCTCGACCGGCGACGGCTTACGCTTCGGCACAATTTTGTAATCGGTGGTGCGGGTAAAAATGACGGATTCACGGATTGTTAGGGGGCAATAGACGCCAGTTATTTTGGCAACCGTGTCACCATAATCATTGCCCTCCTCGGTGTATTCGTAACTGAGGCGAACGCGCAGGCAGTCGCGAGACACTAACGGTCCGCCCTGGGCGTTGGTGTACCCCGGCCAGTCCGCAGCGTCAGCAGCTGCGCGAGCCTCTTCGATCTCGGGATGTAGAACCAGCTCACGCTTACCTAACCGGCGCAGCTCGCGCCAGGTGGTTACCGGGGCCCCACCGATCTGCTGAAACTGGCGGATGTTCCAGCGCGACGCCCATGCACGCACGCGCTTTGCCATCTCTTTGACAGACTGGCCGGATTCGTCGTCTAACTCGCCGTCCATACCGTAGCCGTCGATATTTTTAGAGATGTACTTCGCGATATAGCCCGTTGCAGAGCCAAATTTTTCATCAATCGGCGTAACGGTAAAACGGTGCTCCTGCGCGCCCGGCTCGTTGCCGTCCTCTTTCAGCGCATGCTTGCGGAAAATGGCCGTTGCATATTCCACCTCTTCCGGGTGCAGGAATAACAACAGGTGCCAGTGTGGGGTTGCATCGTGGTGCGGCTCGGCGACGCGAAAGCCGAAGGTTCGAATACCCTCGCGGCCCCATTTCGCACGGATGCGCGCCCAGACTTTGCAAAGGTATTTCTGGGTCTGGCGCGGGCCCGCGTCGCGATATTTGTCGTTGCGCTTGCCTGATTTTACGTGCGTGGAGTGATAGCGAGACGGGGCGGTCAGCGTATAGAACATGCCGACCAAACCCATTTCTGTCGCCATATCCTCAAACCCGCGCATGCGTACCATCAGCTCGGCGCGGGCGTTTTTGGGGTTGGACGTGCTACCCATGACCTTGTCCAGCAAAGAGCTGCGCTCGCCGGTGTCCTGGTCTTCCAGCTCCATCGCCTGGAGATATTCGAAGTTCGCTTTTTTCTGGGCTATCCACTCCTTGAAGCAAGGATCGGAGCAATACGGCGACGCCACCTTACTGACATAACCCGCGGCGATCATGAGATGTTCTCGCCAGCAGTCATGGATCCGGCGGATTTTACCCAACCACCACTTTTCCGACTGAAGGCGCGCAACGGCACGCAGCGCCTCTTCGGCCTCCAGCTCCTCTTCGCAATACCGGCCCCAGCCTGGGATCGCGATATTGAGCGCCGTAGCCTTGCTGGCGATGTAGCCGTATGCGTAGAGCGTGGAAAATTCCACATCGGCGGTTTTCTCGTACTGGAAATCAAACTCGCGCATAAACTCGCTTTTCATCAGGTTTGCGAGCTTATACGCCAGTCGTTTCAGGCGCTTTTTGTCCGCCCAGGGCAGCAAATGAAAATCATCACGCAGGGGCAGAAGGATTGCCGGGAGTGTGCTTTGTGGCAGGTATTGGGCGTTTACCGCATCGACACGGCGTAACACATGGCGCTCAAATGTACCAAACAGCCAGCGCACGGCCTCTTTTGGGTCGTGACGCTCCAGAGACTCCAGGCGCAGAGAGAAGCGCTTGCGGATAAATGCCGGTAGGGTCTGAACCCGGCGGCGCAGGTAGTGGGCGCGGCCTTTGCGATCGAATGCTTCCCGCGCAGCCCCCTCACGTGGGCGCATCGGAGCACGATAAACGGTATCAACCAGATCCGCATAGGCGAGCGTCCTTCGCTCGCCTTTTGGGGTGAGGTATTCAATTGCAGAATCTACGGCATCGTTAGGGTTGATAGCCTGCCGACTGGCGTTCCAGCTCCATGCCAAAGCGGTAGAATCAGACATAATCCACCGCTGCCATGTAGGACTTTATGAACGCTGCCGCCGCTTCAATGTTGATGGCGTTTCCGTAGGCGCGCAGTCTTCCCACTCTGGCGGGAACCCCATCAGCCAACGGGGATGATCCGGGTCTAACTGGCCGCCACTTTCCATCCCGGCAGTACAGCCAGTCAGCATCTCTCCAGAAGCCGTTAACCGGGCCGGGCCGCATAACGCAGCTACATCCTGAAGCCGCTTCTGAATCTTTGTTCCATTGTCGCGATACGTCCGCATAGCCTCTTGCGGACATGGCGAGCGGTCGTTGCTCGTGGTCGGCGTCGGCCAGCCCGCAAGCTGCGCAGCCACGTCGAGCCTGTCTGTCGAAAGCTTCCCGTTGCGGATTCGTCCGCCCTGATAACCGCCCTTTCCATCCGCTGCAGTCGGAGTCGGCCAGCCAGCTAATAACGCTGCTGTCTGAAGGTTTACCCCCCCCTGTCGGTTGAAATTCCCCGCGCCCCTCCCATTGCTGGCGATCGGCGTCAGCCACCCAATAAGCGCGGTCTCTCTGGTGCGGCGCGCCGACGCTCGCAGACGGAAACGCAAGCGCCCCGAAGGCATAGCCCAGGGCTTCCACGTCAGCTTGTACAAGGTCGATCCAGTCATTCGCGTCAGCGCTGCCAGATTGCTCGCCAAAGACCACGACAGGGCGGCGCTGGCCGACAAGCCAATGTGCGGAGGGCCATAAGTGCCGCTCGTCAGCAAACCCAAGGCCTTTGCCTGCCGGGCTGAAAGGCTGGCAGGGGCATGATGCTGTCCATGCGGGGCGACTGTCGGGCCATCGTGCGCGACGCAGGGCAAGCGACCATCCGCCGATCCCGGCGAAGAAATGGCACTGATTGAATCCGATAAGGTCATTGGGGGTTACATCCTCAATTGAGCGGGTATCAACGACGCCCGGCGCAATATGGCCGGCGTCGATAAGGTTGCGCAGGTGCTGTGCCGCGTGGGGGTCTATCTCGTTGTAATAGGCGAGGGTTTTCATTCACAGATCCCCGCATAAACACTGCTGCACACGGATTTGTCGTTGGCATCAGCCAGTAGGTCAAACTGAGCGCCGCCACGGGTTGTCATTGCCCAATCGCGATAGGTTTCAATCCCGTAACCGTCTACAGTGATAACGTCTATGCGACGTTCCGCCCTTCGTGGGTCATGAGTCGACGGGAAGAAGGTGGAGTTACCGCGGCGGGAGCAGGCCGCAACGAATATCTCCCACTCTGCCACCCTGGCGATTTCCTCCGGCCAGCGCTGGAAAATCTCAGCCAGTTCGGATTTACGGGCATGAATACACGGCATGCACCCAACCCGACTGCATCCCTGCTGATAAAGTGGGTTAGGCTTAATGCCGTGGCGCTTAGCAATGGCGAACACATCCTCATGTAGCCAGTTGAGGATCGGGCGATAGACGTGCAGGCCCGGCGTATTGTCTGCATCTTCTTCCCACATCGGCAGGCCGGCCCGCGCTGGCGACTCCTGAGCACGTACACCCTGCCAGCTGATAACCTCGTCATATTCATCAAGCGCCGGTAGCACTACCTGAGTCCGCACGGGCTCGTGTTTAAGGTCGAACGTGCAAAACCGCGCTTTAGTGCTCGGGAACCGGCCTTTCCACATACACAGGTCCAGGAATGGATTGCCGGTTGGGTGGAGGATTTCGAGCGCGCGGGCAATACGCTCCGCCGCTTCATCGGGAGTCATGCCGCACTCCTCAACGAGAGAGACGGGCCATTTTTCTGCAATAAATTTGCGCTTGCCCTCGATTTGACGAGTAAAGTCAGCTTTTACACGGCGAATCGGGCCTAACTTTTGCTCCAGGTAATCGAGGTACTCCATCGTTTGTGGGTGTTCATGGCCGGTATCAGCAAACACCCGCTCATGTTGCACGCCGTTCTCTACGGCATACAGGCATTGCGCAAGTGAGTCTTTACCTCCGGACATGGAAATTAAATTGAAGGTGTTTTCTGCCAGGCACCTCGCATCAACGGCGATCGCAAACATGCCTTACCCCCCCCCCCAGATCATTCTTAAGATGTAAAAAGTAGCGATGACTGACGGAGCCCAGAAAAACAGCAGGCAGAGCACGCAGCAGATCACGGTATTGCGCCAGAACCGGCGGTAATTGGTTTCTTCGTTCATTTGCTGGTCCTCAGAATGGCAATTCATCTTCATCGGCAAAGTCGCTATCCAGACTCATGACCGGTATCAGCACGGTGTCGCCAGGCTGAATGGCGCGGGCCTCGCGTTTTGTGCTCGCGGATATATCAGTGCGGAGGTACTGGCCATCGACCATCACTTCCACTTCAACCATCCAGAAGTCGTTAATCGGCCAGTACTCGATCACCCGAGTAACGACAGCATTAATTTCGTTAGCCATGGTTAGCCGCCTGGATTGGTCGAATAGATTCGAGAAGCAACCGGCGGCGGGTGTTTTCTGCGAAGTGCCGGCGACCCGTTTCTTTGTGGTAGAACTCGTTAGGGCCAACTACCCACATTTTTTCCGTTTCGTGCAGTCTTTTGCGCTTCGGGCCGTCTTTGGTTATGACGGTGCCTGTATGGGTTTTGCTGATAGCCATCAAAAAGCCCCCGCTTTCGCCATTGCGTTGTAGGTGGAATCTCCCATCACTGGTCCGCAGTCTGGACAGAAACCACCGCCAGAACGGCCGCAACCATCGCAGACACGAAGAACGCCGATCACTTCACCGGCCATGTCGCGGCTTTTGGCGCTGACAGAGCGGCGGACACTGAAGGCGTGGAGATTGAAAGCGGAATAGATCTCGCGGGTTTCCGGCGTATCGCTGTTTGAGATAACCGAGCGGGCACCATGCTGGCGATGAGCATCGAGCAGGGTTGCAACCAGGGCGCGATGATCGTCCAGGGTAAACGGCTTGCCGTAGGTGGTGAAATTGGCGGTTTTGCTGGCCGGGATATAGGGGGGGTCGCAGTAAATAACAAAAGGTGCGGTATACACCAGTTGCATAACGTCAGGGATGGTGTGACTAAAATCGCCATCAATGAAAACAGCTTTTGTGTCGTTGGCCTTTTCGGCAAAGAGGCGCATTTCCTCTGCTGGGAAGTAAGGCGCGGCATATTTTCCTAATGGGACGTTATGTTCACCCTTCTGATTGACGCGATATACCCCGTTGAAGCTGTGGCGATTCAGGTACAGAAACAAAGCGGCATACAGCAAAGCGGTATCAGCTTTGCCTGTATCGCTCCACTGCATTGAGTTAAAGAGCGCGCGGCGCTTGTAATATTGTTCTTCGTTGTTGCCACCCAGGAACATTCCTCGAGCGGTATAAAGCAGACGTTCTGTGTCGGAGGTCAATACGCGAAAAAAGTTAATCAGCGCGCGATTGCTATCGCAGAGAACATAACGGCGGTATTCCGTGTTCATAAACACGGTGCCGCTGCCAACGAATGGCTCAATCAGGCAATCGGCTTTCGGCAGGTGCTTCAGCAGCTGCGGCATGACGCGGGTTTTACCGCCTGCCCATTTGATCGGGGACTTAATCATTTTCCACCCCCATAGCGATGTATTTGGCGATAAGCGGATCGAAGGTCAGTATTGCCATCTGGATCATCAGACGACCGATGGCTACACCCTCAAGAGTTCCAGCCACTGCTGCGTTTTTAATGCTGGCTTCCTTCGCTTCGCGCAAGGCGGCTAATGCACCCTGGACGTATTCGGGTGATCGGTTCATTTGCGGTATTCCTGGTTGTAGGTTTCGTGGGTCATCAGCCGCCACTGCTGGCCGCCGTTCTTGCTGAGCAAGCGCCAGCGGCGACCAATACGGATCACGAGATAGGCATGCGGCATGACGCGCGAGAAATTGCGCTGACCGCGGGCGAAACACTTCAGGGCGGCAAGCGCTCTGTTGCAGACCGGCAGCGGTGCGCTGCAAATGACGGAGAGACACGGATGCATGGCGGCCCTCATAGCGATTCGATGTGTGGGGAAGTCAGACGCTGCCAGATCTCGCAAACCTGCTCGGCCTGATAGATAGCGTCGGTTAAAGCGTTGTGTGCAACTGAGCGTCGCGGGTGGGGGGGCGTAGCCGATAACGCCGGCAACGGTGAGAAGCGAACGGAAGCGGCACTCATTCCAGAAATTCCACGGAAGCATGGAGACACCTTCAAGTGATGAGCGCTCAAAGGCAGATTTGAGGATTGGAAAGTCAAAAGAACCGCCCTTACACCACACCTTCAGATTCTTTTTCGTGGTTTCCCCAGGAAATGCGTCTTCAATGAATCTGGCGAAATCAAGCATCACCTCAATTTCATGCGACTTCGCGCCTACCAGTTCGCTGATAGGTTCTTTGTCCTGCTTAAGCCACCACATCACTGTATCTGCGGAGATATGAGCGCCGCGATCCTGCGAGGTGCGCGGATCAATGGTCCGATAGAACGAAGGGCCGACTTTTCCGGTTGACGGTTCGAAGAAGGCTGCGCCAATCGCGCAAATTACCGCATTCGGCTGGGTGCTGAGCGTTTCAATATCAATCATTAAATGGTTCATTGTTTGTTTTCCTCAGTGATGGTTAATTCGCGGTCGGCGGCCCACTGTTCTATTGATGAATAAATCTCTTCCGGGGTGGCGCTTTCCTTTTTCAGCTGGCCGATGAAAATGCGCAGCAGACCCAGCAGGTGGGCGCGTTCGCGTTTCCGCGCGTTGGCGCTTATTTCTGCAAACTCTGGATCGCTAATTCCGCCATCCAGTTTTATTAACTTGATCGACATACGACCTCCAGAAAAAGGCAAAACGAATCCCCGGCAAAATGAATGCCGTTATTTTTTAACGCTGGTTAATTAGGGGTAAGGTCGTGGTTTTCTTTTAACCTGCTTAAATATCCTTTCGTGCCAGTAATACATAAAATCAATAAATGTCATTCTGGCTCGTTCATGGTTGCCTCGAATATCTTTTTCCAGACCGTAAATAATTAAATCAATTGACGGGCTATTTGCTGGCACGCTAATAACACAACCATTTTTCAGGTGTACAGTAAAACCCCGTTCAGCGTTCTCCATTGCCTCGCGGATCAGCATCTCCTGTTCCCATGATTTTTTTTCTTCAGTGAACATGGTAAGCCTCGCTTATCGGCTATAGAGGGATGGGGTCTTTAAGTTTGCTGGGATATTTACCATCTCCTGTTTTAGATGATGAATCATTTCTGGTGTTGCTTTGGCCGATACAGCAACTGACTGAATAAGCGCTAGGGCCGCGCCATCCTGATTTTTCTGCTCACCGTCGATTGACGACAGGTCGTATGGTTTAGGTATCTCACCATTCATGATCGCGCTGGCCAATGGGCGAAGTTCACAAAGCGTATCGTCGTCATTAAGGCAGAATGCAGTGCCATAGACGTGCTGGATCCCGCTAGCCAAAACGCCATAATGTGACTCGCGGCCCTGTGGGTTGTTTTCCAGATTGAAATAATAATCTTCCAACATTTTATTAATCTGTTCGGCATAAATGCGTTTCATTTCCTGTACTCCTTTAATGAAAAATAAAACGGTTATTATTAATAAGCCGGTCTATCGTTTTGCATGCTTCAGCTAATGCAAAGTCACGCCCAAAATAATTACCATTATTCAAGACGCTATAGGCTCGCCTTGCAGTCTTGGAATTGCTCGGACATTTATGGATAGTGAACCCGCGATAAACATAGCTATGGCGGCTTAGTTGAATCAATTGGCTCATGTATTCTCCATCAACTGTTTGCTATGGCATCCTTGAGCATGGCAACCATATTTACTTCAACCTTGCCCCCTGAGAGTTCCTTTGGTCGGATGATGATCCGCCCATCCTTCACCATGCTTCGGCATGTCTCAAACGGAATACCTGTAATTCTGGAGTATTCCTTAAGAGATAAATAAGGCGCGGCAACATTCAAATTGATAGTTACGCCTGACATGTCTCACCCCGGTACGCGGTTAGTTTTTTGGGTGCGTCTCTTGCGCGGGCTTCATGGCCTCAAGCCCGCGCAAAAAAACGATACGAATCATGTTTGAAGCGGAGCGACATTCAGCTTTTGCCATCTCCTCAATGGCTGTGCGCTCTTCTGGGGAAAGCCTTAACGGTAGCGCCCCACCTGCGACGCTGTTCTTTGGTGTGCGAGACCTCTGGATATGATGTGCTTGTGTCATAGTGATATATTGTGATCTGCTAAGTGTCCGTGAAAAGCATCATTGATCACTATAGGTGTCAATGTCAAATGGAAATGCCTTATATGACCACTTTAGGTTACAGACTAAAAGAAGAGCGTGCGCGAAAAGGATTGAATCAAACCGACTTCGCAGCATTGGCTGGAGGTTCTCGGGGTGCTCAAGCAGCTTATGAGCGTGATGAAAAAATACCTGGAGGCTCCTATCTCACCGCCTTAGCTGCTGCTGGCGTGGATGTTTTATACGTGTTGACCGGGCAAAGAACCCCTGCCACCGGAGGGATTGTCGCTGAAACAGAAGAGGAGAAAAGGCTTCTGGAGAATTACCGCGCTATGGACCAGGCGGCGCGTTTAAACATACAGGCGGTTGGTGATGCGTTTGCGCAATCAAAGCTCAACACCAAGGTTGGCGATGAGTAAAAGTTATCTAAAATGATAATAACAAGGAAAAACCACATGAAATACAATACTTTATTTCTTTCAAGCCTCTTGGTACTAGCTTCTTTTTCCTCGTCAGCTGAGGAGTTATTAAAAAGGAGAAATGTCGAACCGGCACTTAACTGCTCGAATGGCCCAGTGAAAATTAAAGATAAATCAGAGTTCAATTTATTGTTTGGTGATTACTCGGAAGAAAATGGAACATTAAAAATCATCAGTCGCAATCCGCTAAAGATACATGTTTATGCAGAGGTTTTTGCGGGTGAACTCTCCGAAGTTAAAGATCATTTGGTTAAAAAAGCTCTTATATCAAATATTTATCAGGTATTTACATTCAGCGATATTAACAAAATAACTGTTACGTCTTCCGCTAAAGAAATCAACATCGCCAACGGCGTCAAGACTGGGAAGCAGCTTAAATCGCCAATATATACAATCACCAAAACAAGAGATCAGGCTTTGTCCGATTTGCGCAAGTTCACCAACGCAAAATCCTTTAACGATTTGTTCATTGGATATTATCAAATCTGCCAATTCTCGCCTGCCTTTAAGCAGTTCCTTTATGACGATCAGGGCGGGGTTGGGGTCTCGAAGTTCTTCTATCAGGTTAAAAAATGACGGTTCGCAAACTTCCTTCTGGAAAGTGGTTGTGTCAATGCTTCCCGTATGGTCGTGATGGTAAGCGCATTCGCAAGCAGTTTGCCACCAAAGGCGAGGCGCTCTCTTATGAGCGCCGCACCATGAATAATGCAACCAGCCAAGAGGTAAACGATAACGCGGTGACGCTTTCTGCTTTCGTTGAGCGCTGGTACGAAATGCACGGCAAAACGCTGACATCTGGTGATGAGCGCAAAGTGAAGTTGCTGTCCATCTGCGAACGCTTAGGCGACCCCCTCGCCTCCCGCTTCGATAAAAATACGTTCGCGGTATACAGGGAAAGGCGCTTAAGCGGTGAATGGAATCAGAAAGGCAAGCAGAAGCTCAGTGAGGCCACGGTAAATCGCGAGCAATCATATCTGCACGCGGTTTTCTCGGAGATGAAGAGGCTGGGTGAGTGGGAGGGAGATAACCCGCTATCAGGCATCAGGCAATTCAAGGAGGGGGATCAGGAGCTGGCTTTCCTCTACGAGGAAGAGATAGAGCGGCTTTTGACTGCCTGTGATCAATCAGTAAATAAAGATTTGGGGGTCATAGTGCGAATATGCCTGGCGACCGGCGCAAGATGGAGCGAGGCACAGGATTTAAAGCAATCTCAGGTTCTGCCTGGACGATTGACGTTTACGCAGACCAAAAGCAAAAAAAATCGAACTGTACCGATTTCTGAACAGCTACAAAAGTTGCTACCCAAAAAACGCGGAGCGCTTTTCACCCCAGCATACGAGGCTTTCAAATCAGCGCTTGGGCGGGCCTCTATTGAGTTACCAAAAGGGCAGCGTACCCATGTACTACGCCATACCTTTGCGAGTCACTTTATGATGCGTGGGGGGAATATTTTGGTGCTTCAGCAGATACTTGGGCACAGTACGATCATGATGACGATGAGGTATGCGCATTTCGCCCCTAATCATCTTGATGCAGCTGTTGCGCTGAACCCTTTTGATAATCGCGAAGACGTCAGGTAA